TTGGGCTTGCCGGGGATCCAAAAATAGGAGAGCTTCTCGGTGACCTGTTTGGTCCGGAGGCGGCGATTGCTTTTCAAAAAATTGCAGAAGCAGCACGGCTCCAATCAGCCATAGGGCCTTCGGCCACCAAAAACATCCACCTCAAGGACATTGTGTCCGACGAGTGGGCCGGTAACGTTGGACGCATGATCGGAGGATGGTCCGCGCAATTTCTGCCGGTAAGCTCTCTCGTTTTAACCGGATTAGGCCGACGTTACGGAGTAAACGTCATAGGCAATGTTCGCGGTCAGGCCGTTGAGAACTTGATTGTTGAGCTCTTGATGAACCCGGAGCTTGCAGTGGCGGCGGTAGAAAGCTACCCGTCGATGAACCCCAATAAAAAAGCAGGTCTGCTCAACCGAGCGAAGATATGGGCTCATCAACGATTTGTTAGCGACAACGTCCGCCGCGTAGAACGCTTTGGGGAACGACCCGGCACCCTGCTTGAAATTGGAGCAGGAGCCTCGGGTATGCGTGAGCCCGACGAAGAGGCGGGAAGGCTGTCCCTTGAAGATGATTACCGCGCGGGCCGCCCTTTTGTGTATCGGGCCAACCGTATCCGGTATGCAAAAGAGAACGCCCGCCCGTTAGAGATCGACGTGAGGACACCCAGAGCCCGACCTCCCGAAAGATACCAGCCGGGCCGTGGTCCCGTTCGCGGGTCTACCCTTGGCCAGACCAGTGCCTTGGGATCACGGCTCCCGGGCCAATCCTCTCAGGGAACGCTGGCCGGTCTTAGCCAGTTGGGCATGCCTCTGTTCGCCGCGCACGGCGGTTACGTAACAAGGGATGCCGAAAGCGGCGGAGGGAGGATACAGGAGTCTGGTATTATGTCCGTCAAGTGCGGACCTAAGCCAAGGCAACTAGTAGGATGATGTTGTCGGCGCACTTCTCCCTGAGCGAACTTGTAAGGTCGGAAACGGCAACCCGTAATGGTATTGACAACACGCCAGGGGACACCGAGATCGAGAACCTTGTCGTTACTTGCAGAGAAATATTGGAACCAGTGCGGGAGCACTACGGTATCCCGTTCGCGCCCAACAGTGGCTACCGGTGTCTGGCTCTCAACAGAGCAATCGGTTCTTCGGATAGTTCCCAGCACGTCACAGGGAATGCGGTGGATTTCGAGATACCGGGCATTGACAATAAAGAGGCTGCTCTCTGGGTCATGGAGAATTGTGACTTCGACCAGCTAATCCTTGAGTTCTACAAGGAGGGAAGACCCACCAGCGGTTGGGTGCATTGCAGTTACGACGGAAAAAAAGAACACCGCAGGTCGGCCCGCATCTTTGACGGGAGCACTTGGTCTGGGTTAGCCTAACTAACCGCTGCACAAATCAACGTGAGCCATCATTTCTCAAATCCATCAGCCTTTAGCATCGTTCACCTTTTTACTTCATAGACAGGAAGCAGGACGGAGATCGCGGAGGAATCAAGGGGGGTTAGACTCCCGCATAAGCAAAATAATCGAATTGTAGTCCTCTTGCAGCTCTGCAATAACATCACTCAAGAAATCCAGAAAATAAATGGCGCTCCCGGCCCTGCCTGGGCACTCCGGGTCCGCGACAATTTGTTTCCAATCGTCTATTTTCTTACGAGTTGTAGGGGACGGGAGCGCCTCTCCCTTCGTGTCGTGCCAGATAAAAGTTATCTTTTCAGTCATATTGAATCTCCCTTATTCTTTCTTGTGAACAAAATTTGGCTCATACTTGTATCCTGACGCGTTCAGCATGCTCACTCATATTCTCCCTGTGGGATTTTACGTAATAAGGCCATCAACAGAATAGAGATCGCGGAGGAATCAAGGGGGGTTAGACTCCCGCAGGATCGAATCGTAGTCCTCTTGCAGCCCTGCAATAACGTCACCCAAGAAACCCAGATAATAAACAGATCTCCCGGTTCTGCCTGTACACTCCGGGTCCGCAACTGTTTGTTTCCAATCGTCTAATTTCTTACGAGTTGTAGGGGACGGGAGCGCCTCGCCCGTCGTTTCGTGCCAGATAAAAGTCATACTTTCGGTCATATTGAATCTCCCTTGTATTCTTGCCGAATTGCGGAATGTCAGCTTAGCCACTCCCTAGCGTCCTCTCCTAATATGGTATCTGCGATCTTGATTTTGCTGCGCAGTGCGGTGACGATCTTTTCGTCGATGGTCTTCGGTGAAATCAAGTCTATATAGGTGACCTTGTTCTCCTGACCGATGCGGTGAGCGCGGTCTTCCGATTGAAGGCGAAGCTCCAGGTCATAACTGTTGCTGAAATAGATGACGGTGTTTGCCGCCGTAAGAGTCAAACCATACCCGCCCGTTTTAGGGTGCCCCACGATGAACCGCAGATCAGATTGACGATCCTGGAATGTTTCCACGATCTGCTGTCTCTCTGAGTCCGGGGTTTCACCGTGGAGCGCTGCGACCGCCTGTACGCCAAAGCGGTCGCGCAGGGCCTTGACAATTGAGCGAATGTCCTGCGTCCAGGTCGCCCATATAATTGCCTTGCCCTGTATCTCTTCACAGATTTCCATCAGCTCCGACTGCCTGTTTGACTTCAGGGAATGGACCGTGCCATCGTCGTCTGTCAGGCTACCGAGGCATATCTGCTGGAGCCGCATAATCTGTGTTAATACGTTTTGCGTGGTGGATAAATCACCGCTGTCTAACCTTGCCAGAGCCAAATTCTTCATCTGGGCATATGCGGCTGCCTGTTCCTGTGTAAGCTCTACCTCACGCTTCATGTAAACCTTGTCTGGTAGGTCGAGGCAGTCTTCCTTCCGGACCCTGAATGAGTGCTCATCCAGCGTCTCGGCCAGTTCGTCTAGCCGTTGGAAGCCAAGAACCTGATTAAAGGAATGGGTCCCCATACTCCTACGTTGCACCACAGCATACCTGCCTTGGAATGCATAATAGCTCTTAAATCCCAGGATCTCCGGGCTGAGAAAGCCCATCTGGCTAAAAAGATCCATGGGCGACTTGGTGACCGGTGACCCTGTTAAGATACGCCGCATTACCGCACCAAGGCCCACGGAACAGATCGCTTTTGTCCGTTTTGCTTGCCGATTCTTTATGGTGGTGGATTCATCCACCACCATAAAGCCGTTGAACCTCTTGACAAAGTACTCCGCGACATACACGCCCTTTTTGGTGCTGAATGCTTCCACGTTCATCAGGAGGAACTTAAGACTTCCGTTCTTCTCTGAAAGGTCGTGAAGCTCCTTGCGTTTTGATTTTGTCAGGTTAGGCCTCCAGAGGACGACTTCTTTATTAATCTGCTCCGGGAGGTGCGCCTCTATCTCACCAATCCAGTTGGCGATTACGCCCTTGGGTGCTACGATGACCGCAAGGTCTACCTTACCTCTCAGGAAATTGTGGGCAATCGTGTCAAGGCATACTTTTGTTTTCCCGGTTCCCATGTCCATCAGCAGGGCATAATTGTCCCTATCAGAACTGCCCTCCAAGGCTTCCAACTGGTGGCGGTACGGCTCGGTCCGAAAAATAAACTCAGGCATAAATAAGATTTCTCTTGCACCTACTCAGGTTTACCCGTATACCGAATATCGACGGTTCAGTCAACCGCCTACAAACTTTCGGAGAAAAAATGATGCCGGAACTACTAGATGAGATGATAACCGACTCCCAAGAAAGGCCTGCCGAGATTGGACGAATGCAAGAAGGGCGGCTCGACGCTGTGTCGCGTCTGGCGAACGAAGCCGCCGGTCTTGAGCAGGCCTTAGCCGAGGCAGAGGCTGCCGTGAAGGAGACAACAGCGGCTCTCCGTAAGATAACAGACGAGCATTTGCCCGAAGCCCTGGAGGCTATGGGCCTCCAGAAGTTCACGCTGACTGACGGCTCGGAGATTGCCGTCAAGCCCATCTACGCCGCCAGCATCCCTCGTGATCGTAGGGAGGAAGCGTTTCAGTGGTTGAGGGATCACGAGTTTGGCGATCTCGTAAAGAATAACGTGATGGTAACTTTTGGTCGCGGTGAGGATGACATTGCAAGGGACTTTATTACCCTCTGCGGCACACAAGGATTCGTTCCAAGCCAATTGGAGAAGGTCGAGCCGATGACCCTCAAAGCGTGGCTCCGGGAACGGGTCGAAGCGGGTGACCCCGTCCCACTAGATCTCTTCGGGGCTTTCATATCACAACGAGCAACCATAAAGAGGAGCAAATAACATGGCCACATCCGTAGCCAAGAAGAGAGAAACAGAAATCTCGTTAATGAGCGAGAGTATGTTCGCTGACGACGCCGGTATTGGTGTGAGCGACTTAGGCGCTGAAGACCTTGCTATACCTTTCCTCAAGGTCCTGCAAAAGATGTCCGATGAGTTGGACGACCTGGAGGATGCGAGAGCCGGGGATATTTATAACACCGTGACCAAGAACGTGACGCCTGGGAAGCAGGGAATCCTTGTGATTAACTGTGCCTATAATCTTCAGCACATCGAATGGGAGCCGCGAGGGACCGGTACTGGGGCGCCTCACGCTATCTATGGCCCTAGTGACCCTGTACCAGCGACCGAGCGGGGGGACGACAACAAGGACTATGTCGTCGGAGGAAGCGGGCGATACCTTGAGCGCACCGCGCAGCATTATGTCCTCACCATCGACGAAGATGGCCTGACTCAGCAGGCACTCCTTCCGATGAAATCCACCCAGTTCAAAAAGTCAAAAGGGTGGAACAGCGCGATGCGATCACTGAAAATGAAGGATGGCAGTGGTAACCTATTCACACCGCCGCGATTCTCCCACGTATGGAAGCTGGAAACAGTGCCCGAGGAAAATAAGAACGGATCATGGCACGGTTGGCAGATATCTAAAGACTCGGTCGTCCAGAATCCGTCCGTCTATGCGGAGGCGAAGCTCTTCGCGGAGTCAATCCGAGCGGGGCAGGTAAATGTCAAGCACGTCCGGGAAGAGGACAAAAATTCCCCTGACGACGATCTGCCTTTCTAGGTACAGGGCATAACGGGGGAGGTCATCCTCCCCCGTCTCCCAGCGCAATGGAAAAAGAAATCGAGAGATTCTCGCGGTTATTCCGTGGTTTAGATCGGGCCTACGGGTCCTTGGATCTGACTACAAAGGATGCGCGTGGGAAGCAGAAGGGCAAATACAAATTTGTCCACGAGCCACGGACCCTTGCCACCTACCGGTCGCACCTGGATGGTGGCACGAGCATAGGAGTTGTCCCGATCAATGAGGACAACCTATGCCTGTGGGGGGCCATTGACGTGGATCAATATCCACTGGACCACTCTGCAATATTAAGGAAACTGCGGGATGCTGCTATGCCGCTGGTGGTTTGCCGCAGTAAGTCAGGCGGAGCACACCTATATTTATTCCTCACAGAGCAGGTAGAAGCGGAGAAAGTCCAGCTCAAGCTCAAGGAAATTGCGGCGGAGATTGGCTTGGGCGGCTGTGAAATATTTCCGAAACAGATAAAACTGGTTTTAGATCGAGGCGACAATGGAAATTTCCTCAATCTGCCGTACTTTGACCACGAGAACGGTCTCCGTTACGCCCTCAACCAGGACGGCAGCGCGGCCTCGTTAGAGCAGTTCCTTGACCACGCGGAGGGTGCCTCAATATCAGAGGGACAACTGGACGATCTTTTGTCCAGGTCTGTTCCTGATGTGGATCAGAAGCTCCGCGACGGACCACCCTGCCTCCAAGCGCTCTTGCGGCAGGGATTTCCAGAGGGAACCAGGAACAACGGGTTGTTTAATCTTGGCGTCTATTTACGCAAGGCCTACCCCGACGACTGGGAAACGAGGATACTTGAGTACAATCAAACCATAATGACCCCGCCGCTGGATTTAAAAGAGGTCAACGTCGTCGCGGACCAACTGAAGAAGAAGGAATACCAGTATAAATGCGCCGACCAGCCAATCTGTCACTTTTGCAACAAGGACCTCTGCCGCAGCCGGAAACACGGCGTGGGCGGGGGGGACAACACCCCCACGGTAGCCAATCTTCGTAAGTACGACAGCGAGCCCCCGCTATGGTTCTTAGACGTAAACGGATCGCCCGTAGAACTCGATACAGAGGCGCTACAGAAACAACCTAGATTTCAGATTCTCTGCATGGAGCAAATAAACTTCATGCCCCGGACAATTTCCCGTCAAGCGTGGGAGGCCCAGATGAACACCCTGCTTGGTCTGATGTTAGATACAGAAGGGGCCGTTATCAGCACCTCTGGGGACACAAGTGTCCGCGGACAGTTTTATGACATGCTTGAGGAGTTCTCCACGCACATGCAGTCTGCGCTGGATAAAGAAGAAATACTACTGCGCCGCCCGTGGACCGACGAGGCCAGCGGCAGGACATATTTCCGGCTCAAGGATCTAGAGGCTTTCCTCAAGCGCAACAAGTTTTTCGACTACCGGGCAAACAAGATCGCACAAAGGCTCCGGGAGATTGATGGGCAGTCGGAGCAGTTTAGAATAAAAGGTCGGGCCGTTCGCTGCTGGTCCATTCCCGCGTTTGCTAGGATGGAGGAGGAGTTTGAATCCCGATTCGACGATGAGGAGGATATACCGTTTTGAAAAAGAAAAATTCAACCTTCTGGAGCCAACTACTCCGGGAGATCCGCATAGAGAGCGGGTTGACACAGCAGGCTCTCGCTGACCGATGTGAACTGTCCAGGGGCACCATAGCGGAGTACGAGAGCCAGCGAGCGGCGAGACAGTTATCCATCTACCGCGTGGAGCATATTTTGGATGCCCTCGGCTACGAGATGGACGCCTTCCTCAAGGGGGATGGATAGTGTTCAGGTACTTTGGCCCTCCTGGGACTGGCAAGACAACGACGCTCCTTAATCAGGTGGACGCACTGCTCTCCGGTGGGATGTCCCCACAGGATATTGGATATTTCGCCTTCACACGCAAAGCAGCACATGAGGCTCGTGACCGGGCGGTGGCCCGATTTAACTTAGACCCCGAAAAAGACTTTTTGTATTTCCGAACGTTGCACAGCTTGGCGTTCAAGGCGCTCGGGATGTCAAGCGCCGCGGTGCTGGGGGAGAGTGGTCTACGAGATTTTGGCCAGAGGGTTGGGGTAGATCTGATGTCATCGGGGGCAGAGCGCGTCTCCGACGACGGGTTCTCGGCCCCCAAAGCCAACCACCCTATTATGCGAGCCATAGACTTGGCTCGTAACTCAATGTTGGGCTACAGATCCGCATACAACATGGTCGGGCTGCCTATTCCATTTTATGAGTTCGACCATTTGGCAAAAGAATATCAGAGGTTCAAGCAGCTCAACGGGCTACTGGATTTTACTGACATGATGGTGGATATGTCCAACCAACCGGGGTGCGTCCCCTCCCTGCACACAGTCTTCCTGGACGAGGCGCAGGATCTTACCCCGCTGCAATGGCGTGTCGCCCATATCCTGGACGAGAAATCCTCGCGAATGTTTCTTGCAGGGGACGATGACCAGGGAATTTATCGGTGGAGCGGCGCTGATCCGTCCCGTTTCGTGTCTCTTGGTGGGGGGTCGGAGGTATTATCTCAGTCTTACCGCATACCGCGCAGCGTTCACCGTATTGCGCATTCCGTGGTGCAGCGAATACACCGCCGGCAAAAGAAGGTGTGGCTCCCCAGAGATGAAGAGGGCTCAGTGCGGCGGACATTCGACGCGGGGGAGGTACCATTCGGGGACAATGAGTGGTTGGTTATGGCGCAAGCAAATTACATGCTGGATGGCTTGTCGGACCATCTTACCTCCAGCGGACAGTATTTCGAGCGCAAGGGCGTTTCCTCTTTGCCGAAGGTCGTCCGGGATGCGATTGGGTCTTGGAATCATATCCTGGAGGACCCGCGACATGAGATATCCCTGAGAGAGGCAATAAATCTATACCACCATATCTCAAGTGGTCCGGGGAGGTTGAAGCGTGGAGCCAAGAAGCTCCTTTCGGGCTCCGATGAGAATGATTTGTTCACTATGTCGCTTCTCCGGGAGCGATTCGGATTAGAGTCGTCCCCTGACTGGGCCTGGGACGAGGCCCTCGATAGGATAACGCGCAAGGATCGAACCTACGCCTCGGCACTCCTGAATCGTGGCGTCAATATCTTCCAGAAACCCCGGATAAAGCTCTCCACCATACATGGGGCCAAGGGGGGGGAGGCAGACAATGTTCTATTGTTCATGGACTTATCAGGGAAGGCCCTGCGGGACATGGAGAATCATCCAGACGACGCGCACCGAGTACTGTACGTGGGGGTCACCCGAGCGAGACAGAATCTAATACTGAAGATGGCCGAGGATACGGCCCGAGGCTGGACCATATGAGAGTCATCCTTGAGAGCCCGTACAGTGGGAGAGAGGGGCCAATTTTAGACCGAAATGTGCGCTACGCCCGGCAGTGTTTGATGGACTCGATTAGTCGTGGCGAATCCCCGTTCTCCGCACATCTGCTGTACACGCAAGTACTCGACGATAATATTCCTGAGCAACGCAGCCGCGGGATGGCGCTGGCAAGGCCGTGGTACGAGGTTGCTGATCTCTGCGCGGTATACATAGACCTTGGGATCACCCGGGGCATGGAGGCCGGGATTGCACACGCAGAATCATTAGAAATTCATTTGGAAGAGAGGAGACTGGGACATGACGAGTATATCCGGTGAGATATTGCAGCGAGCATCCAAGATCGTTGCGGGCGACCGAGCGGAGGACTACGGCTCGATCTGGAGGAATCACCAGAATATCGCGCAGTTGTGGAACGGATATCTATACAATGCGGAGGGCCTGCTGACCGCGGAGGATGTAGCTAATATGATGGAGCTTTTGAAGATAGCCCGCCGAAAGGTAGGCGCCTGTAAGGAAGATAATTATATCGACGGGGCTGGTTACGCTGCGGTCGCCTATGAGTGCGCCCGGGAAGAGGTGGAGCGCTCCCACCCGGTTGGGCCATTCGCGGAGGGTCTTACCAAAATAACGCCAACCAGGGGGCGCAATGAAGAAGAATCTTAGGAGGCCCGTCTGGGGCGTGAAGACCGAATGGATGCCCGTCGGTCAGTTACCCAAGACGCCGGATGGGATCAAGGAGATTGCAATCGATCTTGAAACCAAAGACCCGCGCCTCAAGTCCCACGGCCCGGGTTGGGCCACTGGGCATGGTGACGTGGTTGGATTCGCGGTGGCGTATGAGGGCTTCAACGCCTATTTGCCCATTGCCCATGAGGGCGGAGGAAACTTGGACCGCCAGCTTGTGATACGCTGGTTCCGACGGGAGATAGCGAACCACCCAGCCGACAAGATATTCTACAATGCCGCGTATGATGTGGGGTGGCTCAAGCGCCTTGGGATCGAACTTAGGGGGCGTTGGATTGACGCCATGCTCGCTGCACCACTCCTGAACGAGAATCGCTTTAGCTACTCACTGAACACAGTGTGCTACGACTATATGGGCACTTCGAAGTCTGAGGCTGCCCTTAGAGAGGCGGCGCAGGAATTTGGTGTTGATCCAAAGGGCGAGATGTACAAGCTTCCCGCTTGCTTCGTGGGTGAGTACGCCGAGGCCGATGCCCAGCTTACCCTCGATCTGTGGCAGGTCTTCAAGATGGAGTTGACGAAGCAAGACCTGTGGCAGATCTTTGACCTAGAATCTTCGGTCCTGCCGCTCTGCATAGAGATGACCTGGCGCGGGGTCCGGGTAGATCTCGATTCATCCGAGAGGCTTAAGCAAGAGTTCCTGCGTAAGGTAAAGAGCATCCAGTCGGGTCTTAAGAGGGAGGTTGGCCTTGACGTTGAGCTGTGGTCGGCCCAGAGCATCGCGAGGGTATTCGACCATCTGGAGATACCCTATGGCCGCACCAAGACAGGGCTGCCGAGCTTCACCAAAAACTTCCTTGCGCAACATGATCACCCTATTGCCCAGAAGATCGCCGAGGCAAGAGAGTACGACAAAATGGGCAACACTTTTCTGGCCAGCATTTTCCGCTACTCGCATGAGGGCCGCATCCACGGCCACATCAACCAGCTCCGGTCAGAGGGTGGTGGCACCGTAACCGGGCGCATCTCGATGTCCAATCCCAACCTGCAACAGATCCCTGCCCGCAATCCTGACATGGCGGCCAAGATCCGGGGGCTTTTCCTTCCGGAGGTGGGTGAGCAGTGGGCGTCGATGGATTTCGATCAGCAGGAGCCGAGAATCTTGGTGCATTTTTCAAGCCTGACAAACAAAGGCCTGACCGGGTCAGCCGATTTCGT